TCCGCTGTAGTTGCAGCCGGAGTAACGAACTTGTCAGTCGCTTCGCCTGCCTTATCAAAGAATGATTGGTCCGGCATAACTTGCGTATCAGTTGGCGGGGGTGCTTGAGCTAATGTCTCTCTGACGGTTTCAACAGCTTCCTTGTTAGACCGTATGAGGCGAAACCCAGCCATGACAACATCTATTGGAATACCAATCCCAGTGCCCTCAACCGCTTGCAAAAACCGCGCCTTTAGCCGTTCCTCTGGCCCAGCGTCACCCTCTACCTTGCTGTCAAGAAAATCTATAACTGCGTGGTCTATTCCCATGCCCTTGAGCAGCGATGACAAGTTGCCTTCCTCGGGGTTCAGCAAAGCATCAGCAAAGCCGGAACGCAGCATATTTACGCCCATACCCGCACCGCGAATAGGGGCCACTGCCATTCCCGCACCGAACTGGACTAGGCCACGGGCTAAACCCTCGGCCATGCTGTCGCCTTTGGCCACGTCAGGCAAGTCACCAAGCTGACCGGGTTGGGCACCTGCTGGCGGTTCCTTACTGTAGTTCACCCCATTTTCGTCAATGGTCAAATAGCCCAAGCTACCGACCTTTGTTTCAATAATACCGCCAAGCTCTGCACTTAAATCAACAACGCCCTGCATGGTATCACGCAGACCTCCAGCAACCGCCCTGCCTGTGGCTTTTGCTGTGCCCACTGGGTCCATTGCAGCATCAACAACAGCTTCACCAGCGGCCAGCGCAACGTCACCGGCTTTGCTAAGAAGTCCCGGCGGTGGAGGCGGTGCCGTGTATGATGCGCCATTATCGCCAATATAGACAGTATACGTGTCTTGCGAACGAATAGCGTGGGACTGTTCGCGGGCGTCAAAAAGTTCGCTCATTGACCCTGCGCCTTTTTGATTCCGTTCAGTATTGCTGTAACTGTGCCAATGTCTTTCTTTCTAAAACCATCTTTAGCCTCGCCGTCTTTTAAGGTCTGAAGCAAGTCTCCATAATAAGCGGCAGCTAAAGGTAAATCTGTTCCATCTAACGGGTCAAAGCCTTTTCTTTTTGTATTGCCTAATCGTATTAACCCGCTGGCTTTTTCATTCAGTGCGATTTTTTCTTGTGCTTTAAAATCAGTATATTGGCTTTTTATTAGTTTTTCGGCTGTTGCGATGGCATCAAAATTCTGCCCAGTTCTTGTTGCTATTATAAGTGCTTTTTGCAGCCTGCCAACTATTTTGGAGAATATCTGGGCACGGCCTTTATTCTCGTCTGTTTGCTTTAATTCTTGTAGGTTCTCAGGAACTTCCAATTCACCAGCAATAATTCTTTTAGCCATTTGAAACTCAGCGTTTTCAAGCGCAACAATTTCGTCAAGAAACTTTTTCTGGTCTGCATTGCTCAGTAAGTCGCGCTGGCTTTTTAAAAACCCAAAGCCAAGGTTGATGCCTTTATTAAGCAGAAAGTTGATAGCCTCAGGGTCGCTTTCAGTTCGACGTTGACCCGCACTTGCATATTCTCTTTCTAGATTTGCGGCGGCGTCTTTATCAGTTTTATTTAAGGAAGCAATTGCTGAGGTAAACGCTGCTGTATCGCCAATAATCATTGCACGAATTGCATCAGCGTTAAACGCTTCTTCGTTTCCGATATTTAGTTTTTCTTGGGCAGCTTCTTGCACCTCAACGGCCTTCAATTCTGCAGTGTGACGTTTTCTTAACTCGTCCGCTATGTCCATATAGCTCATGCCTGAGTGATGCAGATAGGTGACTGAATTAAACAGGCCATTATTGTTTAGCAAAAGCTCAGGCTTGCCCATGCGTACAGCATCAATAATATTTGATGTTTTTACACCAACAGCAAATGCCTTGTCGGTCATTAGTTGCATCATGTTGTTTTTAACATTGGTATCGTAGTTGTCAGCCGTTGCCCGCATTTGTGAGGGGGTCATGCCCAGCGCGGCATACTGTTGTAACCGGCCAACTTTTTCAATCTCAATAAGTTCAATGAAACCAACCGGCGCGGTCATATCTATAACTGCGTCGTTTGTCGGGCGTAAACGCGGGCGCGTAAGTTTTGACGCCTGACGTTCAGAAAGCCTTAAATGCATGTCTTCCGGCACATATTTGCCGGGTGCATATTCGCCTCTAAATTGTTTGACGGTACTTTCGGCCATTAATTTGCCCCCGGCGTTGTTTCTGCAAGGTCAATTATTACCGAGCTTGCATCAACAGAAGCATGACCTGCAAAAGCGTCAGCTAAGGTCTGCTGACGGTCTTGGCCTATTTTCCACTTGGCATAACTCTCAAATTGACTATTGGCGTAAATGCCCATTTTTGCTTTCCAGCTACGTGTCAGAACGGGCGCATCCTGTTCAAACGTCCCAGCATAGCCCGCAATTATGGCGTCAATATCATCGGCCAATGCTTGGGGATTACTGCGACTTTGATATGCGGCTGTAACCTTCTTTGTGATTTCTTCACGCGCCAGTGCCTGCAATGTGTCAGCCGCCATGTTGTAACTTGCTTGCTTGGCCGCACGGTCAAATACCGTCATATTGCCACCGGGTAAATCAAGCGGAGTGCCGCTATTCTTAGCGTCTTCAATCTGCTTGCGGGTTGGCGTGTTTAATGCCCCGTATTCATCGCCCTGCGCTTGCGCTTGAATATTGGTTTGCTGCAAGAAAAAGCTCGACATTTGGCCCAAGGAATTTGCAACTTGCTGCTTGCCTTGCGCGTCAGCCGCAGCCCCGGCGAATTGCAATTGTGGCAATCGAAGCGGCTGGCCTTGTGATTTATATCTTAAACGTTCTGCCATTAGTACAAACCACCTGACGCCATACTTGCGCTAGTCGGGGCTGGGTTAGACGTGGCTGAAGGACTGTACCCGCTGGCTCCAAGTTTCGCGGCACTTGTTGCCAAGCCAATAAACGCAGTTTTCTTAGCATTCTTAACGGTATTATAACCCGCGAGTTCGTATTGGTAAGCCTGCTGTTCTGCCATTTGTTGTGCTAAACCAGCGTTGTCGCGGGCGATGCTAAAGTCACTAGAAGCCCCACGCATTGCATATTGGTTTACCAAATCAACGGAACCACCGGATTCAAACGGGTTGATGCCACCCGCTGCGCCTCGGGCCACATTTGCGGCCATTACACGCTGACTTTCTTGTAGAACCTCAACACCTTGCCGCTTGTAGTTAAGAGCGTCCACACGACCCTCTAAGCGCTTCTGACGCGCTTGTGCGTTGTACTGTTCTTGTTTTGCTTTCCCAGCGCTGATTGATTGCTGGGCTTGCGCCATAGCACCCACAGCGGATAGCATTGGGCCAGCTATTTTAATAAAGGCTAGGGCGGCTGTCATGAACCTACACTCACTTTGAAATCTAAAGCCAAGACGGTCATGAAGACTGGCTGACTTTGGCTAATTGTTATCTGGGCATCTCGGCTGTAGCCCAAGAACCCCTGCTGTTTTTTACTGCCGGTGAATGTTGGAACCGACCCCGTGCCGCTCAATGGCAAGGTTTGCAACGGCACCTCTTTGCTTTGAATTGTCAGGTTTTGGGTGCGGTCCAGAAGTGGCGTCACTTCCAAAATGCGCCGCCGAATATTCTGGCTACTGCCGGACGGCAAGCGCGGCTCAAAAGGCTGCGTCGTTACTGTCGGCGTGTAGGGCAATCCAACCTCTGCATAGACGCTGGGCACCCCGTTCATTGTGACATTGCCACTAGCAACAGTGTCATTAGCGTCAACAATATTATCGCGGATAATATCAACGCTCTTGCCCTCTAAGTGCGCAAGCCCGCCGCCGGTTGTGTTGCTGGGCACCGCTTGGTCTGGCGCGACTGGGTTGGCGTAATACTGTATGCTGGCATCAGTTGTGCGGTCGTCGTCAAACGTCTCAATGTAAAATTTAGTGGCGCTGCCAATCGTGCGCTTGACCAAAACATAGATTGTATTGCCGTCCACAGCCACATCAACAAAATCGCCATCTGTGCTGAATGTTGATGCCGCTACAATCTGCTGTGGGCGGTTTAGTGTAAACGCAGCGATGTTGCCCGCAAATCCGGTTGATGCGGCTCTATAGCCCGTTGTAGATGTTCCGTTCACCACCAGCAACAAATCACCTTCTGTTGTGTCTGTGGCTGGCCTGAGCGCCATACGGATGGGGTCCATAATCATGTGAGAACACAGCAGACTGATGTTGTTGGCCACGTAGCTAAGTTCAACATCAGAGAATAGCATTTCTCTAAGCGCCTTACCCTCTTTAGACATAAACAAGGTGCCGCCTTCAGCAGCTTGGGGCCGTAGACCTAGTTTGCTACCGCGACGGGTAGCGCCTTTGATTGTAATGTTAGAGGGGGTGATTGGCGTCAAATCCGCTTGCGGCACAAAGAACTCGCCGCCCGTCGTGAATATTTGCAAATCTCGGCCACTACGCATTGCCGTAATTCCGTTGACTGCATCTGTAGCTATAGTTGCTAGAATGGCGTCATCATCTAGAGCCTCGGCAGCTTTAAAATTAAACGGATTGCTAACCTTGGAGCCAAACAATGTGGCGGGCAATGAGGCCGCGCCGCCGAAAAACAAACGTCCTTCGTGGAAAGTACAGGTGCGTGGCCAGCCGCGAGAGTTTGACCAAGCATCCTCGTAGCCGACTTCTAATTCCCAAACGGCTGTTGCAACCACGTCTGTTACAGCCAGCCGCGTGGTGTCCGATGACGTGACCACAAGATTGGCGGTGCCCGCTGTATCTCTGACAACGGTGACAATATTGGCTGTGGGCTGTGCTGCTGTAAAACCAGAGCAATTATTGATGGCAGTAGCAATTCGGTCGGCGGTAGTGTTCACACCAACAGCGGGCGCAAAATCAGGGCTAGTGTCATCTACTTGGTCGCTGTCACTGGCATCAACGGCTAGGCTGGTTAGCGTTGTTGCCGTTCCATTATTTTTCTTGAATACAATGGTTGACCCGGTGGCTATGTTTGCGTGGTCTGCCACCGTAATAGTGAATGAATTGGTCTGACCAATTGGCTGATTTGAGCGAGCAAACGGCACCTCGGTTATAACGTTAACCTGCGTACCAGATACAAACTCAACAATTCTGGCGCGTCCAAAATCACTTAGAACATTGATATACTGGTCTACGTGCGCAGCGGTAAAAACAGATGCGCTGGCGGTAACAGTGACATTGCCATCCGTACCGTCTGGCGTGATGGTTGCCGCCGGGTTGCTGGTCGTCGGAGAAAAAGACACCTTTGGCTTAATGAGCGATACCGCCCCTACGCTCCAAGTCTGATTGTTTGCCCCTCGCGTGATGCGGAAAGGTGCGAAGTTTTCATGTGTGCAAATCAGCGTGTCGGCTGATTGTGTGAAGTATAGTTTTTGCAAATCAAAGGCGCTGACCGAATACAATGTGCCAACTGAATAATCAACATATTCATTGGACCCGCCATTAAGATTTTCCAAGAGCGTCTGGTCCGCGAAGAAACGCAATCGAATGACTGAGCCACTATTGAATGCTGACGCGACAATCATAAACTTTTGCGTCGTCGAAAACTCAAACGGTATCATGACCGCCGAATTTTGGGGATTGTCGGCGGTCAGGTCATGTACAAACCGCGTACCGGGGCGGCGGGAGAAACCGCCTTGCGGCTCAAATACCACATTATCAGCCAAGTCGACGCTTGCGTAATACTGCGCTAAATCAATGCGGCCCCTCAAAAGAGGGTCAAGCTCACCTACCGTGAAACTTGATTGATACTGGGTCATCCGGCTCATTAGCGGATGTCCGTTAATATATAATCAGAGATTACTTGCGGCGGGTTGCCCGCGCTGTCCATATTCATAGCTTGCCGGAAATAACCACCGCGCATACCCTCGTTTGGGGTGCCGACAGCAATGGCCCGCCAGTATTCAGATTTAGTTGTTTGGTCGGTGATTACCTCGGCCAAGTGCCAAGCTATTTGATACACCAAAAGGGTCGAGAAGTAGGGCGGCATTTGCGCTTCTGCCACGGCCTTTTGATAGTCAATGAAAATGCTAGTTTCGTTTGTCATCAATACGGCCAAACCATCGCCGCCTTGGTTGATTTCGAAGGCGCGGACGAGCGGCGCATAGGCGCTTGCGCTTGTGCGTACTGCGCGAGGTACACCCGTTAACATGTCGGGCGGGAGAATGTACTGGTGACGCCATTCGCTGACTGGGGTGGCGGTTGATTGGGCCAGTTGAATTTTGGCGACCGTAAACGACCACGAATAAAGGCCGAGCGTGGAATTAACCACCATATCATAAACTGTGGCACACGCTTGAGATGAGGCAGTGCCATCGGTAAACGAAGTGATGCTTTCAGCGCCGAGGAGCAACAGAGATTTATTGCATATGCTAACTGAAGTATCGCCTTGGGCCATCGTTCAAACTCCGAAAAGGGTCGGGGGCGACAGTGCCGCCCCCAAACAGTTAGTCGCTGTCAGTGACCGCAATTGTCACGCCGTCGCCTACGTCAACAACGCCCGCCGCATTGGACACAACAACGTGGTGCGATGCGGTGGCAGTGCCGCCGGTTGAGGCGAAGCTGTAGATTAGGTCGCCGATTGAAACGTCATCGGAGACGGCGTTAAAGTAGCCCGCGCCATCAACCGCTGTTTTGGCGTCAGTGGTTTTGTACGACCACATGCAGGGCGCTTTGCCCTTCATTGATTGGCCACCGATGGGCGACCAGTTTGCTCTTGCAAATGCCATGTCAATTACTCCCGTGTTGTGATGTCAACGATGCCATCGGCATCGATTGCGACAGCACCCATAGACAAGCATGACGCCACCAAGAACGAAGTTTTCTCAGCGATGTAGTCAATTTTAGTCGTTGGTGCCATTCCGATTGCACAACCGATTGCGGACTTGTGAAACGCAAAGTTTGTGCGGTCAGAACTGCTGTCAATTGCCATTCCGCCTTCATCGCGGTCGCCCAGCACATGAACAGTGAAGCCCATAAACGTGTTGATGTCGCCGCGCTGCAAGGCTTGCAGTGAGGTGAAGTCTGCACTAACAGCCCGCTCGTCACCCAGCAAACCGGCCAAGCCGTTTGCGTGAATTACAAGATGGCGGTCGCCTGACGGCACATTTGCGGCGTTCAATGCTTTGGCGGCTGCTATGAGCTTACCTACGTTAAGATTCGATGCAGCCGCAGAACCACTGGTCACAACCGTATTAGCGATTGTCGTGCCAGCGGTAGCTGCCGCGATTGCGTCCAGAATGATTTGGTCTTGGCGGCGTCCGATTGCGGAGCCGACAACTTGTGCAAGCTCTTGACGCTCGTCAAAGTTGACCTTCTGCTGATTGAATATGTCTGAATATTCAGCAGCAATATAATCCTCCAGAGTACAGCTTACGGTTGCAAAGCCGGTATTTAAGGGGACGACATCGGTTTGCGGTGAGCGCAGTGTTGCGGCACCTTTTCCGACTGTGGGGAAGTTTACGGTTGAGCCTTCAACGCCCGTCCGTGTGCGTACTGTTCCAGCAAGCATTGAAGTACCTTGGTAAGCTTGTTTTACCTCGGCCTCAAATAGCTGGACGAACGCGGGGGAAAGTCCTGTAGACATGCTTTTGTCTCCTGATTAAACCAAAAAAAGCGCGTTTGGTTATCGGGAGTTTTCCCGGCCTCTTGCGTGAGGACCGGCCCATAAAGGGTTGTCAGTCAAATTTTGCTTACACGATTTGGAGTAAAGTGTAAATACTATAAGATACTATTGGTATTTGTATAAAAAGGGCGGCAAAGCCAAGGAATAAAACTTTGCCGCCTAGTCTTCAGCTTGTGGACTGGGCGCGCACAAGCCGGTGGAGAACTTAATTAAAACGTGTTTCAAACATTTTCTCAACAGAGCGAGTAAACGCCGGGTCATTTCCATACCTTTTGTCAGCCATTTTGCTTGAGATATCTGCCTCAAAATCTGCTTGGGACATGCTTTCTTCAGCGACCGGCGCGACTGGTATCTTTGACATGTCGCCCGACATCTGCCGGACTTTCTGCATCAACCGCTGGCCCACCGCACTGCCGCCCCAGATGTTAATCTCGTTGCGCTCGGCATCACTCACTACGCCTTTGCGCATCAAGCCATCGGCCCATTGAACATTCGATTTAATGATAGCATCAGCATTTGGCCCTAAGGCTTCGCGCTCTGCTTTTAAATCAAATTCAACTTGCTGTTCACGTTCGCCAGACATGCTGGTGATGGCGCCGGCAAGCTCGTCAAAAGCCTCTTGGTTGACTCCGTATTTTTTAGCCCAGCCCATGTATGTATCAACTATTGGGTCATCCATCCCATAGCCCGCATTAGCCAACACATCGGTTGAATATTCGTCAGGCGCTTTGTGCTTACCTTGTGAGAACTTTTTTTGCAGTTCGTCGTAGCTCTTGGCCAAATCTTCGGCGGTTGCGAACTTGGCGTCTAGCCATTCGGGGCGCTCCTCTTTAGCTGGCTGCTCATCTTCTGCCCTGTGGGGCATTTCCTCGTCGCTGGCTTGTTGTTCTGGTTCCGCTGCCACAGACGCCATCAGGCCGTCCGGCTCGGTTGGTTCTACGTTTTCGGCTTCGTTATTTAAACTCATTAGCTCTTTTCACCCTTTGGATGATTTCTCTGACAATTGAATTTTGGCCTTCGCGGGCATAGCCAAAGCTGGCGTCTGCACCCGGTTGCCAACAGGGCTGGTCAAGCGTCTGGTCGTTTAAATGCTTGAGGACTTTTTTGCCGTGTGGGCTGTCGAAAGTGCGCTTAAATGCCAAGTCCATTTCGCGCATCACGTTGACGTTTTCCAAGCGCAGAGGTGCCGCCTCGGCATCAACGCCGTCCCACCCCGGCGTGTTTATTGACCGTATCTTTTCCGCGTTGTTCATTCAGCAATAGCACCCTGTGGTTGTTGTACACCAAGTTCTTGCTCGGCCATCATTGCGGCGGCTTCAGCCATTTGCTCTTGCATCTGCTGGCGTTCGTCGGGCGTCGTGCGTAGTGACGCAGGGATGCCAAGCTGGTCCGCTATGAAGTCGCCCACAGCGTCCATTTTAATCAACGTCTGGCCGATTGGACCCAGCATTTGAGTAATCTGCATAAACTGCATGACCTCGTTAAGACGCTCGGCGTTGTTGGCCATTGCCAAGGGCGATTGTGGAATAACCGTTACTTCTAAGCCGTTTACCTTAAGGGGCAATTCGATCATGCCCATCTCATTCATCAATTCTAGCGACCGGCGAACGATAGGAAACATTGTTTCGCTCACTAATCTCCCGAAAGCCGAACCGAGATTTTGAGAAAGCTCTGACAGTTTTGCATTTATTTCAGTGGCCGACCGGGCCGACATATTCTCGGGCGTCAGGCTTTCGTCTAGCAGGGCTTTCTTAATGTTGGTGCGTAGGTCGTTGGCCACAATCTGGGACAGGTTCGCATCACCGGAACGGGGCAGGGGCGTCAGGCTGGGACCACGCGGGCCACCATTGCTTGAAACGCCGATGACCGCACCCGGCACAATGCTGATGGTTTGCGGATTAAGCACCCCGTCATCTACCGCAGTGAACACGCCGCCAATAGATATGCTGGCATTCTTTAAGGTAAGCTCAACAACCTTATTCAGCGTTTTAATGTCGGGCAGCGCGTACAGTACCGGGCCGCGCCCATACATTTCGTTCGACGCCTTCATATATCTGGAAATCACCCACGGCCAAGACTTCAAATCACGGTGAACTAGCTTAGTATCGCCTTCGGCTAAGACCAAACAATAGTACATCAAGTTGTCGATTGTGTACGTCGCCTCAATCAAGTCTACCTTTTTGGTCGGGTCTTCTTCATAAGCCTTCGCCATTTCAGCGGGGATTTTTGCGTCAGGCCATTCGCGGTCAATCACATTGAAGGGCCGAGAGAATGCCCGAAACACAGTGTCAGGCACGCCGTTTGGGCCGTCTTGGAACGATACGTGATACGCCGGAATTGCCGTGTACCTGATGGGGTGCAATTCATCACCGGGCTGAATAAGCATGACGCTTGTGCCAACAGCTAGGTCCAGCAAAAACTCGCCCATAGCCAAGTCAAAGCCCGACTGCATCATCACAGCAAACATTTTTTCGGTGTAGAAATCTAGGACTTGCTGGGCTTCAATCTTTTGCTCTTCGGGGATTTCATTGCCCGGTTGCAAACGACACCACGGACGCATTGGGGGAAAGAGTGATGATTGGATGCGGTTTGCAAACCGGGCGGTGGAGTGAATGGCGGTGCTATCAAACACGCGCTTCATCTTGTTTTGGCCGGGTGTCCCACTCTCCGCGTACCCGTCAAACATATTTCGCATCGGCAGCGCGTATTCATACGCTTCTTCGTAAATCGAACGCCATTGCTCTTTATGCGCGTGACATTTCTTGTACCGCTTTTTGATTTCTTGAGTGGAAAGGACCATCAGCTATTTATTCTTCTTGGGCTTTTTCGGCGGCTTTTTTGTCGGCATTTTTTTTCCGTACATCGTCTCTGGCCTCTGTGTGTTTGGGATTGCGTCGATAGGTTTTCATCGTGTGGACTACGGCCTACGCCTAACGTTCGGCTGAGAACCTGACGGCCCGGGCCGTCGTCGCCAGCCGTGACCCCGGTTGCCATCAACATGCTGCGACTTCCAGTGCGTCGTGCGGATTTCCGAGCTTGAATGGAGCGCTTTTCTTTTGTCTCTTGAGCTTCGACTTTCGCTTCTTGTTGCGCAACCTTGGCTTCAGCAGCCACGTCAACCGGTACTGGTGTTGGTGCTGGTCCTTGACCGCCAGAGAACATTCCGCTCATGACATCATCCTCGAAAACATTAAATAGTCGGCACTGTCCGGCCCGTAATTCCGCATCGTGCCCTCCTGTTCAAAATAGCATCGTTCTGCCCAACGTCTAGCCGGTACGTTTAGTGAATGTACGGTGAATTGAAGCCTTTTGACCCCCAATTTGGCCGATGCGTACTCAAAATAGCGCAAAGCCCCGCGATGAAATGGGATAGATTTGCGGCCAATATCCGCGCTGGGTATTAACCAAGCCTCGGCCACTCCCGGCCACAGCATCCACATGCCAAACATGACGTAAACTTTGCCATTTGATAGGCCAGTGTACGCTGTGCCGTTGCTTGCAAAGTGCGCCAAGTAATCACGGTAATTGCCAAAGTGCTCCATATTGCGCCGGTCAAATTCATTCAAATCGCACAGGTCAAGGTGATGCTTGTGAAATTGAACCACGCGGTTAGGGTCTTGTACCCGCATGACGCGGTTTAATTCATCAATCGAAAACGTCAAAATCTAACACCTTTGCTTGGATTGGGCGACCGCCGCCGGTAGGGGTGGGTCGCTTGGTCATAATTTTATGCTCAGAACCCAGCAAGCAATAGCCCGCCGCATCGCCAACATGTGAATGCTCGTTTTTGTTTGGGGCGTCACGGAAGCGCTCTTGACCCGCGCCAATGCTCACCCGCTTAAAAT